ACTAGCAAGCGATTTGGGTTCGGGGTTTTGATGCAAACTGCATGGCCTAACGGGACTAAGCCTAGCTAGGAATAGGACTTACACATAAAGATGCCTACAAGTTAGTCTTCATCTGGTGGTTTTATTTTTGGAATAGTACCACCATCTTTTTCTATCCGCACTACTTGTTTCTTTGCACCATCAACAGCAGAGGAGATAAAAGCATGGCGACCTTGATTAGAATGAAGTCTATCTTTGTCATACTGACTAAGATTATCTTCATCAATCCTATTAAACATTTTTCTAGTAGCTGTTTTATGTATGTTCAAACCTGTATAAGCTCTCTTATTAAGATAAGATACAGCTTCTTCATCAGTTAAAATATACAAAGAACCTTTGTCTTGTCTAATAACTAAAGGTTTACCTATTGAAACCCTACTTTCATCTATCCACTCTTTAACTTGTAAAGATCTAAAACTAATATCTCTATTAGCATGATTAGATTTAGAAATGAATCCTTTTGTTGATAAAAGAAAGTACATTTCTTCTACCTTTTCAGCATCAATGGTCTGACCTTTTTTAAGTTCTCGCCAAGCAATACCACAAATTTGGATAGGATAATCTTCAGCGTTAGGTTTCATTCGTCTACCTCCTGTAAATTTGTTACGACAAACCTGCCATATCTAGGTCGCCAAGTACCAAGCCCTTCAGCCTTACCTGCCATGTTAGCTATACGTCTTAGTTGATCTATACCCATAAGCTCATCATCAATGATGAGATGAAAGGTAGCTGACCAGTTAGGAAACAATAATCTGTTTACCCATACACCCCTTCTTGTAAAAGCTGCGAGTTGATACTTTGGTTCTCTTGAATTAATTAAATTCAAAGCATCTTTTTCTTCTGGTTCTTTTGCACCAAAATTAATCTCTGGATTAGTGTCAACAAAGATAGCTCTTGATACATCTTTACCAAGCTTCCATTTCTTAGCAGCTTCTTTCAAACATTTTTGTAGGTTAGCTGCTGGTAAATAAGGGTTACTAAACCCTTCAAAAGATACAGAGTTTTCACTTTCATCAAGTGTAACTTTACCTTCTTTCTTCCAATAGCCAGAGTAAAGCCAATCCAAAATACGAATAGCCCTATGGACTCCTTCTGTTTTTGCATTGCCTTTCTTATCTGTAAAGAATTTCTTGGTTTTTTGATGCTGTCCTATTGGGTCAGAGTAATTAACATTTCCACATAGTAAAGGTGTTGTACCTTGTACTGAAATGTTTACGAAGCGTTGTGTCATGGTTCTGTTTAGTTAGTTTTGATTTGGTTGATTGTTTTAATGATCTCTTTTTTAAAGAGTTCAATAGACTCATTCATTGAAAGGTTGCCACCTTTATCATGTGGCAGGTTTATTGAATAAGATGTATCGGTTAGTCTTGCAGCTTTTGTGAGTATCTCATCAAGTTCTGCAAGCGTCTGCCATTGTGATCTAGTCATCTTCATTTCCTGATTCAATATCAGCTAGTGAAGATTGTTGTATCAATGCAAGTGTGTCATTAATTGCATCTTCAAATTCTTCAGAGTGGTCTAGTCCTAGACCTTGTGAAGTAAGTTGATTGAAGTATTCGTAAATAGTCAAGGCTTGTGGCTCCTGTAGTTTGGTTAATGGTATTTGGCATACCTGTATATGAGTATGCCAAAGGATAAAAGAAAAGTCAACCTAGTTTTTAAAATTAAATTGACTTGTTGATGTCCAGCTAGGGAAAACTAAGAGGTTTTCACTTTTCTGTTGCGGTATGAGTCAAGCATTGTGCTGAACCCTCCCATTTGAACTATCGTTAAATGTCTTTGAATTTCAAAGAAGTGTTCAAGATCATTTGATAATTGATACTTGCTTACTGATTCAACGTGTTCATGTGCAATCCAATCTTCAACTAAATCTACTTTGTGTTGTGCATCTAAAGGCGAGCAACAAAAGTCTTGATTATCGTTAAGCCAAAACTTTCTGTTGTAGCTTTTTGATGTGATTGTTTTGTGTTTCATTGTGGTTCTAAATGTAAGGTTTACAAGTGAAAGGTTTATGAGCCTTTCATAGAGGGCTAGACCGCCCTCTAAGAAAGAATCTAAGAGCATAACTCGTAAGTCATGTGTGCTGACATCAATCCGCTTGATGTATGGCTTACTCTATAACCTAAGTTAATAAGCCTGTTATGTTCTCTATCGGCTTTTTTAATACCATCAATAGACGAATTATCATAAGTACGATAAATGTATTTTGATTTGGTCATTACTTAGCACCTCGATTGTAAAAAGGATTGTATCTTTTTTGATTCAATTCTAGAAATCTAGGTGTGATCTCATGAAATTGTTTTGAGTCAGTAGGCAAGCTAAGAATTAATTTTCCTAACTTTTTGTACTCTTTCTTCTCAAGTTTAGTAAGCATAATGTGGTTCAAAATAAGGTTTGTAAAGTGAAAGGTTTATGAGCCTTTCAAGGTAGGCTTATTAGCCCACCTAGAAAGATTCTTTTAAATCTTCAATAAGGTTTGAAATATCATCTTCTTCTAATATGTTTTTATCAAATTGTATTTGTTGATAAATGTCAGATTCAGATAATATTTCTTCACCCAAGATATAAGCAATCATATTAGCGACTTTCTCAGGGTCGGAAAAATCGGTTGATACTTGTCCAAAGTTTGACTGCTCATATTCTCTGATTGTTTCGATAACGTCAAAGACTTCAGAGCCTAACCATTGTTTAGCTTCGTAAGTTCCAATAATGAAATAATCTTCATTAAGTAAATAATGGTGTAAATCTGATACATCATTATCTAGTCCGACTTCACTCTCAAGTTGAGAGATCATATAAGATGCTACATCTTGTTTTAGTTGGTTCATGGTTCAATTTGGTTTGTTTGGTTTGTAGAGTCTTAAGGACTCTTTAAAGCCTACTAAGTAAGCTTTAAGGAATCGTTAAAGTTCTTTAATAGTCATTAATGAATATTCAATTTCTTCCTGATTTTTGTAATCTTCTTCAGAAATTGTATAAGGACTATGCTGAACAAAGAAATCAAGTCTAGCTTGTACTTCTTCAGATATCCAATCTTGCATCTCGTCATAATCATCAAATGTTTTGATAACTGGATTTGAGTCAAGATAATCACAACAATAAGTGACTTTGTAAGTTCTTTCAATCATAGTTCTAAAATGAGATCTCTTGTGGTTTTTCTTGTACTAACTCAAAGTTAAAGCCAAGGACTTTCAAAGAGTTAATATTGTTTTGAGTTAATGTGCTGTTGCCTGTCAAAGACTGCAAAGCTCCTCGTTGTTTGTCATCAATAACATCTACATAAGTCTGACCATAAGCTGATCTAGTAGATACTTTAATTGTGTTCATAGTGGTTCTTAGTTTGGTTTGATTGATCGGTTCGAATCCGATATTGATATCATTACATGTACTGTTGCCTATTGCAAGGCTTCAATAGAAACTTCCTTGTTATCCCTTGGTATCACTTAAGAAATCCAAGTTAACATTTTGTAACAATAAGATTATGTACCGATAATAAACAAAAATAAAGAGCCATAAAAAGCAAATCAAAGCCAAAACAAGAGAATACCCTATAAATAATATAAGATATATTATGAGATCCTAGTTATATCAATGGTTTTACTAGATAATATCCTTTTTTTTGTAATTTTTGCGATAGGGTACGGGTAAAATTGCAACGCATATATACGCATTACCCCTTCAAATTTTTCTTTCTAAATTTTTTTGGGGGTTAATCATGCAGCAGCAGTCTAAGGGTCCTTCCCCCTAGGGTATTCTTAGTGTAATCTTAGTGTGTTCTTAAGTATGGAGTCAGAATTACGGGTGTATTCTTTCTCCTATAGTGGTCCCTAATAGAAATCTTTAAGGAAACCTTCGTTAGATACGTTGCTATTTCTTATTTGTTGAGGGGTCATACCCATAGCAGTTTGAGATATGGTGTTATTAAACATAGAGTTCCAGTTATCTGTATGTATAGATAGTAATTCTTCTTTTCTTTTAGAGATATTTAGGTCTTCATTTTGAGCCATGTACTCTGTCCAGTAAGCAACTGCACCTGCAAGGGAGTCAACAAGGTCATCATGTACGAGAGAACCCCTGTGACGAGAGATACGAGATAGTTGATAGACAAGTTGAAGCTTAAGTCTTCTTTCTGGTGTTTCTTGAGGGTTAGAACGGAAGTCTTTTTCTATCACTTTGCGGTCAATTATGAGCCTGTGAGAGTTCATTACAGGTTCAAGTGTGTCGATTATTCTTAGTTCTTTGGTCTTATTGTTTCTAACGTCTTCAACTTGGCATGGGTGAAACCTCATAAGGAAGGGTTTGAGGAGTTCAGCGAACATACCACCGCCAAAGTTTTGTTCAACAAGTATTTGATTTATTTTATTGTCTCTAGCAATCTTACTAATCTTCTCTAGAACAGCGTCAGAATAGCCTCCTGAGAGTCCTAAACACTCTGTGACGTATAAATTACCATTAAGCATCTTAACGCAGCTTATAGCGGTCTGGTCCTTGCCCTTCCCTGAGGGATCAACGAACATAACTGACCCTGTATATTCTATAAAGTCACCAAATTCTTGGGCTGGTCGGTAAAATCTATCGCCATTGAAGCCTACACATTGCAGATCTGTGATGACATATTCTGGATTATTAGACCAAATTATTTTTTCTGGTGCAAATTCTTTGTTTACAGAAGCAATTACTAGGTCGTTTATCTTTAAAGGGTATCTATCTTGATCTGAGAGAGTTGTATCTAGTTGAAACTGTAGATTAAAGCCAGAACGACCATAGGAAGCTTCACGTTCCATCAAATCCTGTGCAGAGAACCTTATAGGGTCTACAGGATCGTTAGGCTTTACAAGCCCTTCTGTAAGCTTTCTATTGATAATAGGAGCAAGTCTATCTCCATAGTTGTTTTTTAGCTGTGGGTATCTAGCTGTCCATATTCTTGTTTCGTATCCTCTTTCTTCTAGTGTCAGGTACACAGAGTTTTCTACTTGTGGTGTACCAAGAAAGGTAATCTTGCCATTTGGTTTTAATATCGCTTCAAATTCTTTTACAGCTTCACTAAGTTTGTCTCTCATTGGTTGTGTATAGGAATTATTCGGAACTTCTACGTCATCAGCGATAACTTCATCTGCTCTAGCTCCTGACATTTGCCCTAAGACACCCCTAGAAGAGCATGAGGGAGCATGATCGGCTTGTGCAGGTTTTACATCAAAACTCACCTTACTGTTTCTCTGGTCATCTCTGGGTATCAAATCAGCAAGTATTGGCATCTCATTGATAAGACGCATGGTAAATGTAGTAAAGTTATCGGCTCTATCTTTACTGGCAGATACGACCAAGAATTTTAGCTGTGGATTCATACGAAGTTTCCACACTACATAGGTAGATGTAATCCAACTCTTACCTACACCACGAAATCCCTGTATGATTTTACGTCTTGCACCATATTGTAGATATTCAGCAATATCTAACTGAACAGGTGTAGGGTCTGGTAGGTTTAGATGTCTCCAAGTAACAATTAAGAAATATCTAAAGTCCTGTAGTTTTTTTGGTAAGGGTTGCAATGATTATGTTTTAAGATAGTCCATATTCTTTTTTAGCTTTCTGATATTGTTTCTTACCTTCTGGTGTATCAGGAAACCCATAATGGAGGTGCATATCACCATGTTTAATTCTTTCTTTCATTTGTTTCATTCCTTCAGTAGTTCTTCTTCCAGCTTTAGGGTACATTTTTTTGTAATCAGCTTGCGTTAGCTTTTTCTTTTTATTAATTTTTAAAGAATCTCTTTTTTCTGACATGATTACAACTCCGCTAGAGGTACAGCATCTAGGTCTGGTAGGTTGTTCATAATCTCTTCCATTGGGTTGTTTTCTACAGGAATACACTCAATACCATTATCTTTTAAAAACTGTCTAGCTACGTTTAAATCCCCTGCCTTTGCTTCGCCACTTTTTATCAGATCAAGTATATGTTTTGCTAACTCATAATGTATGGTCTTAAGTATTTTTAAGTTTTTATCCATAATAAGTCTTGTTTTTAATTAATATAATCACTTTTTATCTGTTTTGCCAAACAGAAGATACTTAATTTTACCTACAAAACCTAGCTTTCTAACCTTTTTATATAGTTCTATGCTTTTTTCATAGCGATATAATTTGGTTTCTATTTCTGATATACGCATTATTGCTGAAGTCAAAAGCAAATCTTGTAGCTTGGTGTATTTAACTAGGTCTAAACAGTATGCTCTTATAGCTTCATCAGGCATTTGTTCTGTTTCACGTTGTTTGATTTCAATTTCAAACTCGACTTCTGGCGGTGGATTGCCAACAAGTATCTTAAAAAATTCTTTGTGGTTCATATCAATTCAATTTTGGGAATAGTTGTTGCTCCAACATATCAACAGCACGATCATCTAGTGTGTTGGTGGTTTGTTTGCAGATTGCTCTAAGCAAATCGACTACTAATCTCTTTACAGCAGTAGTGGTAAAGAATTTAAGTAATACTGGTTTTAAGATTTTTAGCATAATAACTATTGTGTTACTTTCCAAACATAGCTACATTGTTAGTATTAAACAAGAGTCTTAACTTTTCATGGAAGAAAAAGAAGAAAAGGAAGGTTTTGATTGGGGTGATCTGTTTGGTCACGCTGTCCGATTTTTAATCTTGACTTGGAGTTTATCAATGATGACTCTTGGATACATGGGTAAGGTAAGAATTGACGGAGCATTTACCGCAGGTTTAGTTAGTGGTGTGCTAGGTTCTTATGGAATTTCCGTTGGACAAAAGAAAAATGGCAATTCTCCTAAAATAGTGGATAATAGTAAAAACAAGGTAGGTATCAAATGAAAAAATTATTATTACTAAGTTTGTTTATAGCTGCACCTTGCTACGCAAACGGAGTGCCAACGTGGTCAACTGGCTCTAGCAATAGAACTGAAAATACTACTCAGACTATAACTAGATCAATAGTTACTCAGAAATATGGGTCTGCTCTGGAAACTTGGGAAGCTTCAAATATTGCTGTTACAAGTGCTTCTAGCGGAGGAATAACAGCTACAGATGCAATTTTTACTCCTAATACTGCTACTGCTGATTGGTCACTTTCAGTAACTACCAGAGCATCAGGAACTAAAATAGAAGAAATTACACAGAATGATGCGATTACGACTACTAGCGTTATCACTTCTTTGTCTGTCTTTAGTCAGTAATAAAGCTAGAGCCGAAGGCGATACAAACGTACAGGCTCAACCAAATGCGATTGGTAATTCCAGTATTATCAATCAAAATATGAATATTAATAATGGAATGACAGGTAAGCAGCAGTTTGGAAATTTAGTATGTAGTCAACCAACAATGTCATTTACACCTTTTTATACAGGTAATGATGCAGAGAATACTGAAAGTGAAACGTATAGTATCAATGAAGGTTGGGGATTTCAGATGTCTTTTATGGTTCCTTTAGGAGTTAATAATAAAACTTGTCAAGACTTAGCAGACGTAAAGCTAAAACTAGCCAAAGAAGAACTAGACAAAAATATACATGATAAACAATTAGTGAGAGTCTTGAAGTGTAGTCAGCTTCACGCATCAGGCTACATGATTAATCCTAAGTCTAAGTTCGCATACATCTGCAATGATGTAATCAATATACGAAGTTATGTAAAAGCTAATCCTTCTTTGTTTGAAAATCCTTTACCTCCTTCTTCAAAACCTTAGTAAAGATTTTTTTAAATGTTTTTTTAATAAAAGCTAATACAGATTGCATAGCGATACCCCCTGCTACGCTGACAACGCTTGCTGTACCTGCTGCTATTACACTAGAAGCTATGACCTCTGGTGCAGGTATAGGCATCTCACCGAAAAATGGTATATTAAATGTAGCTATAGTTTCTTCAGTTGATAAAGTTTCTTTGGTGGCTGGCAGGTTTGTCGGTATTGTCTCTGGTGTTAGTTCTAACGCTTCCTCCGTTGAAGATGCTTTTTCTTCTTCAGCAGAAGATTCCTGACCTCCCAGACCCGACTCTACCTGTTCCAGACTTGGAAGAAGTACAGGGTCTAGATATGGAATCTCTGCCACAGGTGGATAAAAAATTGTTTTAGGTGGTACGAGAATATAATCTGTATCAGGCAGATTAATTTCTGGTATATCCATTATTTAGGTATAAGAACCGTGATATGTTCCGCTTGTAGTGCCGTTTGTCCATGATGCTCCTCCATTATTAATAGCTTTACCAGCAGCACCTCCACTTCCACCACTTCCATAATTTCCACTTTGGCTTATGCCATTACTTCCGTTACCTCCAGCATTACCAAAAGTTCCGCCGTTACCACCAGCTCCACCAGCCCCAACATTATAATACCCTTGACCATTTGGTGATCCA